TCAACATTATCATCTACTCTACACTGTTTCTTACAATTAGTATCCACATTCTTTCAGTGATTCAAAAACACGAGGTTACTACCACCACTCATTATCTTTAAGATGAGTCTGCCAAGTACCTACCCCAGGCGGATAGTGATAATTTCGGACAGTAGTATTGAGTCTGAGCAATTCCTCTCTAGAAGGAAAGTTTGAATGCTCAACTCTATAATTAATTTTTCGAAGATATTTAATATCTTCATCCAACCATCTAGGCATGTTTGCAGTAAGATAATTAGCACCAACCATTTTCTCACTATAGTCCCATGAGTGCTTATACAAAAATTGTAAATAATGGTAGGAAACAGGATCAACTCCCAATGTATCATAAGCAAGACCAATAAGGCGAGACAAATTTAAATAGATAGGTGCATAACGATCACGAGGAACACCCGCTCTCCATTGATACTGAGGAAAAGGACGCCAAGGAACAACAGATGCAATAGTAGGATTATGGGCCTCCAAATTGAAATTCGCAGATTCAATGAAATGTCGCTTCAAATAACTAGGGCCTGTATACACACGACTCAAAACTTCATTATTAACAACCCGCAAATAAGTCTTAACTGATGTAAACTCTTCAAAATTCTTCATTTGAACTCCATGTGAAATTAACAAATATTGAGCAAAACTCTCAACATTTATATAATCACGGAGATTCTTCGGATACACTTTCAAATAATCATCACCATAGACCCATATTCCAATAAAACGATCACAAAGGGCTTGCCAAATCTGTCGACGAATATCCGGTGACTGTCTTTCCATAACATTAAACACATAGGCCAACCAGTAAACAACACCTACAACCCATGAATCACCATGTGAAGTTTCTAAAGATCCCGACGGCATTACTCCAATTAACAAAATAAAATCTTTTATCCACCGTACGGTCTTACCAGCAAGTTGTTCAGCGCAACTCTCAAGAACATACTGAAACATCCGATAGGACGGATCAGCATCATCACGCTGCACCCAAATCTGAGCGAACATCAAATAAAGCAACAAAGGCATAGCAGTAATTGAAGTGTCCAGCGATTTAATATCGCCGGAACCTACAAGCATATCACCAGTACTGACTCGCTCATAGGTACAACAAACATTATCAGGAGAATCACCCTCAAGACTGATCCTGCGATACTGATCAAATCTATCACCATGCATCGCATCATGAAGCAATTGAGCACCCCCTCGCGTCCACGTAAATCCAATTGATATGTTAA